TGGGCGGCTGACCCTCAACGCGATCTACCAGCACGGCCGTGAGGTCCGGCACGCCGAGGCGCCCAACCCGCACGATGGGGGGCGGGTGCCACGATGAAGATCGACCTCCAGATCGACTCCGCCCAGCTCGTGCTCCGCCTTCGGGATGGCCAGCGCCGCCTCGCCTACGCCGTCGTGAACGCCATCAACAACACGGCGAAGCGCATCCAGGACGTGGAGCGGCGGCACGTCGAGGCCGAGTTCACCATCCGCAAGAAGGACTTCATCCGCCGCGAGGCCGCGATCATCAAGCCGTTCGCCAACGTCCGGCAAGGCCGGCCATACGCCGAGATCGCCGTCGGCCAGAAGCCGCGCCTACTCCTCTCCACCTTCGAACGTGGCGGTGAGCGCACACCATTCACCCCGAACGCCAAGCGCGTGGCCGAGCCCGTCGTCGGCGGCCCAGCGCGTCCTCAGTTCCCGGCGCAGGTGCCGCCCGAGTTGCGGATGACACGCCTGCGCTTCGATCGCACGAAAACAGGGCGCCGTCGCGCCGGCGTGACCAAGACCAGCACCTACCTCGTGCCCCAGGTCGGGATCTTCCAGCGCGTCGGCAAGGAAGCCACGCGCGCCGTCTACCTGTTCACGCGCGGCAAGAAGCTCGAGTCACGCCTCCACTTCATCGAGACGGCCGAGAGGGAAGCGGACAAGTGGTTCAGCGAGGAGATGGAGCGCGAGGTCGTCAACGCGATCGCGCGGGCGCGCGGGAGCGGCCTGTAGATGGCCTACAGAGACCCTGCCAAGAGAAACGCCTGGCAACGGGCAGAAGGCCGCAACAGGCGGTACATGCAACGTCACATCGAGAAGATCGGCGTGGACGAGTACCGCAGGCGGGCACGGGAGAGATACCGCGCCAAACACCCCGAGGCGCGCCCGAGGCAGAAGGGCCGCAAGGATCGAGACCTCGCAGCGTGGCGCGCCTGGCGTTGGCAGAGGCGATTACTGGCGGTCGCTGCGCTGGGCGGGCGTTGTGAGGAATGCGGCATCGACGACCCAGTCGTTCTTCAGTTCGATCATCGCGTTCCTGTCGGCAGCAAGAAGCGGCGCGGCTTGAAAGGCAAGGCGGCTTCGCATCGAACGGTCTGCGAGGTCCTGATGCTCGAATCTCCAGAGACGGAGTTTTCGTTGCTCTGCGCCAACTGCCACGTGCGGAAGACCAGGTCGAACGGAGACTACGTGGCGAAGCCCAATGAGACGCGAGCTGAGAGCGCCCCGAGGCTCCAGCTACTGCTGTTCGGTGACGACCACGACGCGTCGCAGACAAGAGCCGTGCCATCAGCGGTTCCTTTCACACCAGCCAACCGGGTGCCGGCCACGCCCGGCATTCGTCGCGTGGGAGACGTATGAAACAACCTAACAGGCGAACGGCCGCACCCAAGGCCGAGGAGTCACGCATCGTGCTTCCCGGGAAGCTCGAGCACTGGCCGATCGACCGCCTGCGCCCGTACGAGCGGAACCCGCGAACGCACAGCCCTGAGCAGATCGCCAAGATCGCGGCGAGCCTGATCGAGTTCGGTTGGACGAACCCGATCCTGGTCGACGGGGACGCCGGGATCATCGCCGGCCACGGTCGGCTCTTGGCCGCGCGGGAGCTCGGCATGACCGCCGTCCCCGTGATCGAGCTCACGCACCTCAGCGAGGCTCAGAAGCGCGCCTACGTCATCGCGGATAACAGGCTTGCGCTCGATGCCGGCTGGGACGAGGACCTCCTGGCCGAGGAGTTGAAAGCCCTCGAGGGCCTGGACTTCAACCTCGCGCTGACCGGGTTCGACCTGGACGAGCTGAACGCGCTGCTCGAGGACGAGACCACCGAGGAGGTCCCGGCGCCAGAACCGCCCGAGGATCCTGTCTCCCGCCCGGGCGACCTCTGGGTCCTGGGCGAGCACCGACTCCTGTGTGGCGACTCCTCCGACCCCGCAGCCGTGGACCGGCTCCTGGCTGGCACCCAGATCCACCTCGTGAACACCGACCCGCCCTACAACGTGAAGGTCGAGCCACGCTCCAACAACGCGATCGCCGCCGGGCTCTCGTCGTTCCAGATGACGGCCTCCGCGCAGCTCGCGCGCTCTCAGGCCCGCGGGATCGAGGCCAAGCCCACGGCCTCGGCGAAGAAGAAGGGGCGCGCCGTCGAGGCGTCCGACGCTTGCGGCATGCACCACCAAGGCTTCGACCTCGCCCGCCACAAGACGAAGTCGAAGGCGACCGGGCGCATGCGCCCGAAGGACCGCCCGCTCGCGAACGACTTCGTCTCCGACGAGGCCTTCAGCGGGATGCTGCTCTCCTGGTTCGGCAACCTCTCCCGCGTCCTGCTCCCCGGCCGTTCGTTCTACATCTGGGGCGGCTACGCGAACTGCGCCAACTACCCGCCGGCCCTCAAGGCGACGGGCCTCTACTTCAGCCAGTCCATCATCTGGGTGAAGGAACACCCGGTCCTCACGCGCAAGGATTTCATGGGTAACCACGAGTGGGCGTTCTATGGCTGGCGGGAAGGGGCCGGCCACAAGTTCTTCGGGCCGTCGAACGCCGTCGACGTCTGGGCGGTCAAGAAGGTCAACCCGCAGAGCATGGTCCACCTCACGGAGAAGCCGGTCGAGCTCGCGGTGCGCGCAATCCACTACTCGTCGAAGCCTGGGGAGAACGTGCTCGACCTCTTCGGCGGCAGCGGCTCGACGCTGATCGGCGCCGAGCAGACCGGCCGGCACGCCTACCTCATGGAGCTCGACCCGGCTTACTGCGACGTCATCATCGAACGCTGGCAGACGGCGACCAACCAGAAGGCGGTGCTGGAGGCAGACGGGACTCCCTTCGTGGACGTCGCCGCGGACCGCAGGACCGCTCGGGATGAATAGGCTTGGCCAGATCACGAAAGAAGGAGCTCATCTCCCAGCGCGAGTACGCCCGCCGGCGCGGCATCTCCAATGTGTCCGTCCACGAGGCCATCAAGGCCGGTCGCATCTCCACCGTCGCGGGCAAGATCGATCCCGATCTCGCCGACCGCGAATGGCGCGAGAACACCGACCAGAGCAAGCCCCGGAACCGGATCACGGGCAGCCCGAAGCATGTCCGCGTTGCCGGGGAGCCTCCGGAGCCCATGGACTTCGGCGGCGCGGACGGCGGCAACGGCACCGCAAGCGGCTACGCGAAGGCCCGCGCCGCGCGCGAGCTCTACCAGGCGCAGCTCGCCAAGATCGAGCTCGATGAGAGGCGCGGGATCCTGGTCCGGGCCGATGAGGTCCGGCTGGGCGCCTTCAACATGGCCCGGAAGGCGCGAGACCAACTGATCGCCCTTCCGGAGCGGGTGGCCGCCATTCTCGCCGCCACGCAGGACCCGGCAGAAGTCCAGCGCGTCCTCGAAGAGGAGATCGAGCAGATCTGCCAGGAGATCACCGATGCCGAACGGGCGTGACGTCTACGAGGCCGCCTACCGCGCCGGATGGCGTCCGGAGCCGCGGCTGACGGTGACCACCTGGGCGGACGAGCATCGCGTGCTCGGCAATCGCGCCGGCCATGCCGCCGTCCATTGGCGCACCTCTACGACGCCCTACCTGCAGGAGATCATGGACGCGCTCGGCCCCCGGTCGCCTGCGCGACGCGTCGTCTTCATGAAGGGCTCGCAGCTTGGCGGCACCGAGGCCGGCAACAACTGGCTCGGGTTCGTCATGCACCACTCACCGGGACCGATCCTCGTGGTGCGGCCGACTGTCGAAGAGGCGCGTCGGTTCAGCCGGCAGCGTCTCGATCCGATGATCGCCACCACGCCCATACTCGCCGACCTGGTGAAGGAATCCCGCTCCCGCGACGGCGGGAACAGCCTTCTCATCAAGGAATTCCCCGGCGGAGTGTTGTTCCTCACGGGGTCTAACTCCGCCACCGGCGTGAAGTCGATGCCCATCCGCTGGCTCTTCTGCGACGAGATCGATGAGTACCCCGGGGACGTAGATGGCCAGGGCGACCCGATCGCGCTGGCTGAGAAGCGCACGACGGGGCCGACGTATGCCCGCCGGAAGGTCTTCCTCGTCTCGACGCCCACGATCAAGGGCATCTCGCGGATCGAGAGGGAGTACCTCGC